CCAGGTATCCGAGTGCGCTCGATAGGTTTTTCGGTAGCGCATATGACTGCGATGAAGCCGCTGCAGTTTGGTCCGTTCGCAATGGCGATGATTTAGCTTCGCTTGCCGGAGACGAAGAAGTGTCTGGCGATTGCTGCTCCGAAAACAGATCGGGTTTTATCGATGGATTGTTACCGTTGCCCATAAATGGATCATGCCGCAATCAATACCATGCAGCAACAAGGTGATCCCAGTTCCGAAAGCGACCGCTCTTTTTTTAAATCTCTTGCATTAAGTTGGGCATTTTCGTGCCGAAACTTGACCGTATTGCTGGTTGGTTGCGGACAGACGCCTCCACTAAATTTATCCGCAAAAAATTGTCCATAGGGATCTAACGCGATTCTTCGCGTTAATTGCGTCGATGCCCTGATCACTTGGACCGCAGCAGTACCAGCGTGCGAGGGTCCGGCTTGCCATTGTAGAATTGCTCCAAAGCGCTCGGCGAATAACGAACGATCGGATTTTTCGGAGGCGGCTTCACCAAACAAAGTGAGGCAGGATCGAAACTTGAGCTCATCGGGCGATCCCAGGATCTCCAGCGCCGACTTGCCTTTGTGGCGTATCAGGAGGCGCACGTTGTGGCGCAATCGGTCACCGAGAATGGGATCAGCCAGATAGCGCCTAGCTTGATCCATATCCTGGATTGCATATCGCTGAGCCATGGGAAAGATGAACCACATCCAGTGGGACTGCTTGTGTCCCTCGGTCAACTCCTCAACGACCTGACGATAGACTTGAGCCTGGGCGTCCACGAAACGAATGAGATCAGCCTCAGTCACAGATAGCTCCAAAATTACTCCCCACTTAAGCGCTTAACGACGCCCATAGGTTTGTTGGATTTTGCGCACCATTAAGAACAAAATTGAAACTCGCATGTCCGTTCGATCAATTCCTCTATTACCCTGACGCCGACTGCCATAGCAGGCTGCCCGGCTCCGTTGGTCTAGCGGCAAATTTAGGACATTAGACCAGAGACTTTGCCGCTAGGCGAGCACGACGACGCGGCTGCGAGCTCGCCGCCAAGTTTTCAGGCTATTAGTGGCGCAATATGCCGAGTGCGTTTTCGAGTTCATGGGCCTCTTCCCGCGTAACGCGTAGCAGCGTCGCCATCCGTTGCAGCAGTTTCCAGCCGACCACGCCGTTCTCTCCACGAAAGGGCGGAAGTCCCAGTAGGTAAGCCCATAACAAGCGAGTTCGCTGGAGGCGGTGATCGTCGCCATGTCGTGCCTTCGTCGATGAGGGCGATCTCGCCAAAATAGTCGCCTGGCTTCAAGGTCGTGCGCTGCTTGCCACCGATAAAAACCGCCGCCTCGCCAGACTCGATCACGAAGAAGGCGGCACCACCCGAACCCTCTTTGACGATGGTTTCGCCTTTAGAGAAACGGCGCTTCTTGAACAGACGCGCAATTTTTTGGACCTCTCGCTTGCTTAGGTCAGCGAAGAGCGGCACACGCTGCAGGGCTTCAACTGGGGCGCCTCGCATCAGGACCGATCCTACGTGGCGGAAAATGCTGGTTGAGCTGCTTGCTGTCGACGCCATCATAAAGGAAACGACGCAAGGTAAGAACCGGAGCACGCCCCACCGAATGGCGTGCCGCAAATTGAAGCACTGCTACCGGGCTCCTGGGCGCATCACGACGCCGAACCGCGTAATAGCTCGACATTGAGGCAGGTAGAGCGTTCCCTCGGCGAAAGCCCATTCAACGTCTCGAACAGGTCCGTACACGTCCTCACACCGCGTGGCGAGCCGATTCAGTTCAAGGAGCTGGCCATCCTCAAGGCAGAGTTGTCCCAAGTTCGGCGTCAACATTCTCCTCGACCGTGCCGCCATTCGGACCACTACGGATCGCGACGCTCTTGACTCCCGGCGTCCGCTCGAGCACCTGACCCGAACGGTCAACGCGGTAGTGGTCCGGAATCACCGTTCCCGCAACAACAGTCCCGGGTCGAGCTCCCACGAACCGGGGCCGGGGGGCTCGAAACGACGCTCCGTAACTTTCGCCCTGCCGGCCATTGGAATTCCTTTAGCGCTGAGATTCACTTCGCTTTCTTCGAAATGGGTCCAGTTTTATGGCTTCGTGATTGAACGTATTTTTCTTGAACAATAGCACACTGTCGTCGCGTCAACTCGAAAAAGGAAATAGGTCAGTTGGGAAGAATGCTCTTGTCTCGGTACAGGAATTTGGTGGTGGCCTGGCCTAAATTAGGCACCCCGAATAAATTGGCGGCTCAGATTTCGATATTCACCGCGTTACGCAAATCCGAGACTTCGCCGCTGTTCGTTCCAATCAGGCGGCAATCGCATGTTATTCAGAAGCTTGCGTGCCGTCAGGTCGGGCGACTGTTTCCCGCTGAGGATTGCGCTGACGATATCTGGAGCCAATAGCGTGAGACGGAACAGTCGTGTCGCATAAGACGGGACTATACCCACCGATTTGGCGATTTCTTCAAAGGTGAGGGTCTTGTCCGCAAGCATTCGATCCCGGATCACATGAGCGCGGACGAGCGCGCGTACCAAGCTAGGATTGGGAGCTTCGGGATGGGATCCATCCTCGACAATTATCTTCATCTCATTGCCAACGCGCTTGAGACGCACAGGAACCGTTAGTATCACGAAATGACCGTCAGAATTGGATTGTGCCGTTGCAGGCGGTTCAGCGTCATCATCCATTTGACCAAGCCATCGAGGAAGGTTGATGGAATTCAAGGAAATATCGATCCGGTCCGCATAGACCTGAATGCATGTCACCATAGACAGTATGAATTTGCGAATATCATCGCCCTTAAGCTCAGACCATGTCGCCACGCATTGCTCGAGGCTATCGATCAAGCGTTTCTGGGTTGCGGCATCGGACGTGTGATTCTGGATGATATCGAGCATTGTTGCTCGATCGCCCAGCCAGATTTGAACGCGGCCAATGACAAGAGCCTCCAGACTAACGGCCGGGATACGCTGGCCCGAGTGCTTAACCGTCCCGGCGAGTAGCGACCGCGAAACATAATAGCGATAACGGGTGTTGTTCTTTGTCGCATGGGTCGGAGTCATCCGCTCGCCGCGGGCATCGAATAGAATGCCGGACAATAGGCTGACTTGCTTTTCGGCCGTCCCAAGCATGCGATCGGTTCGGTTTTCCGTGAGGATCGCCCGGACCTCGCTCCAGAGAGCTTCATTGATGATGGCCTCATGCTCGCCGGGGTAGCTCTTGTCCTTATGCATGATCTCGCCGCGATAAATTCGATTCTGCAGCATGAGATAGAGCGCGCCGCGGGCAAGCGGTTTCTCGCCATATCGAGTACCGTCGGACGCGTTCCGAGGCTTACTGACGATACCTCGCGCATCGAGGTCGGCTTTGAGCAGTCGAACAGATTTTAGTTCGGTATAGCGCTGGAAGATGTGGCGAACGGTTTTCGCTTCCGCCTCGTTGATTATGAGCCTCCTGTCCTTGACGTCGTAACCAAGTGACGGCAGGCCGCCCATCCACATGCCTTTCTTCTTCGAGGCGGCAATCTTGTCGCGGATCCGCTCGCCAGTGACCTCCCGCTCGAACTGAGCAAAGGACAGGAGAATGTTAAGCGTGAGGCGCCCCATTGACGTCGTGGTGTTGAACTGTTGAGTCACCGAGACGAAGGAGACGTTCCGTCCGTCGAAGATCTCAACGATCTTGGCGAAGTCTGACAGCGACCGCGTCAAGCGGTCGACCTTGTAGACGACCACCACATCGATTTTGCCGTCGCCCACGTCCACCAGCAATCGCTGGAACGCCGGCCGCTCTATTGTCGCGCCTGAAAATCCTCCATCGTCATACATCTCAGGGAGAATGGTCCAACCCTCATGCTTCTGACTCGCAATGAAGGCCTCGCATGCCTCGCGTTGAGCATCGAGAGAGTTGAAGTCCTGCTCCAAACCCTCCTCGCTGCTCTTGCGGGTATAAATCGCGCAACGAAGGCACCTAGGGCCACGAGCAACGAGATTAGAGGTCTGGTTAGCCATTGACGTTATCTCCCTCGCCAGTCGCGTTCCTCGCGTCGAGCCCGAATTGAACTCCAGTTGGCTCACCGCGATTCAATCCGAAGAAACGAGGACCGGACCAATGCGCACCGGTGATCGTCTGCGCAATCTTGCTAAGCGAGGAATAGCTTTTTCCGGCATATTCGAAACCGTCTTCCGTCACGACGACCGTGTGTGTCCTCCCGCGCCATTCCCGCAGAAGCCGCGCACCTGACCTGATGCGTGGACGCGGATCAGAAACAATGCTCCCGTTCGATCGCAATTCCTTGGTCAGAGCTATGAGTCTGCGCTGAGTCCTCTTGCTGAGGCCGCCGTAGGCAAGTTCTTGCATACGATAGGCGATAGTACGGACCAGCAAGTCGCGACTCAGCCTCGGAGGGTGACTTCGATACAGCCGCCGCCATTCGGTACGGAGTTGCTGTGCGGTCAGGTCCGTCAGCGTTGCGATTTTTCGAGCTAGCTCTAGTTGAGACGTCGCGGTGGTGCTTCCCCCCGCCCTCGACTGAGATGGAGTCTCTCGGTCGGCGTGTACGAATGTCGTTTCCATTTCGACCTCCGACGCTGGTGCGCCACGCTGGCGCTCCCACCGCCTGAAGCCCGAAACACAGCCGGGCTGCCGGGCACGGAGGTCTCACCGGTCATGCCCGTACCGCATGCACGCTCTTCCTGACCAGGAAGTCCAGTCAAAAAATCACATCGGGTGACTCGCCCCAAAATCGGTTGGTTGGAGGTTCGAGTCCTCCCAGGCCCACCACGCAGTCGTATAAATCTCCGGTGCCGGAGACTTTGCGGCAAAAGTCCGCATACGCGGCGCTGAATTGCGTACCTAATTTCTAGGTCGCGTCTCCGACTAACGGGACTAGGCGCAAACCGAGGGCCGGTCTCCGGCCACAAATATTCTGGTCCCAGCACGGACTGCTTTAAAAATGGGGTTGTGCTAGCGACAAGCCGAGCAGCTTGTATTGTGCGGCCCACTCTGTCGGTAAGTCGCGCAATCTTGCGACCCCGATACCGCGGGGTAACCGTCCCTCGACGGCCGCTTGAACGAGGCTCGGCGCCAGAAAAGCGAGTGTGATTGTTCGATTGACCTGCCGAATACTGCATTTCTCGCGTTCGGCAATCTGCTCAACGCCTTGCATGGTCCCGGCTACCAGTTCATCGAGCCAGTGCCGCGCCGTTGCAATCGCGGCGACGAGCGTTGCGCGGGTCTCGGCACGAATCGGGCGCCGGTCTTGACGCGACAAGAGCCCGGCGGGCGAGATGATCTGTCGCGGTTGTTTCGATGGCGGCTTTTTCCAGGGAACGATCAACAGCTTTGCTTTCGGGTCATTGCGGCGAACGACTGATTTACCTTCGTCCTTATTGCTCGGTTGCTCAGGTAACCCCGCCTTCGTTTCTGGCCCGCTCTGCTGTTCCGCAGCTGTACCTAACTGGATGGCGAGGTGATCCTGCTTGACCTCCACGCGAGCGATATGGGTTGCAATTAGGTCCGTGTCAGCGATTGGGTCCGGCCCCTGAGAGCCTTGTTTCTCTTTCTTAGGCTCAAGGTGGTTTTGCACGGCAGTAATAATGAGCTTCTCGATGAGAGCGGCCGGCACGCGATTGATTGGGGCAGCGTTTTGGGGTTGCCCCTGAACCAAGGGCGCGGAGATGTAGTAGCGGTACCGCACGCCATTTTTGATCGCATAGGTCGGCGTCATGCGGTTGCCGAGTTCGTCGAAAATGCGGCCCGTCAAAAGCGCTCCCGATTGATGCCGAGCTTGATTGTGATTGATCCTTTGCTGGTCGAGCTTGCTTTGAACCGCTTCAAATAGCTTGCGATCGAGAATGGCTGGTTGCTCTCCGGGGAAGATCTCGCCGCGGTATTTTACCCGGCCGATATAAAATTGATTACGTAAGAGCGCTGCTAACGGCCCACGGGTGAATGGGATGCCGCCGATAGTGCGTCCATTGGCCAGGGAGCGGACCTTGGTCGTGATCCCGGTACGCCGCAGGTCCGCCATTAAGAGGCTCAGGCTGCCGAGTTCAAGGTGACGGCGGAAGATGTGGCGAACGGTCTTGGCCTCTGCTTCCATCACCGTGATTTTGCGATCCTTGGCCTGATAGCCCAATGGCACCACCCCGCCGACCCAGAGGCCCTTGCGTTTTGAGGCCCCGATCTTGTCGCGGATACGCTCGGAGGTGACCTCCCGCTCGAACTGGGCAAAAGAAAGAAGTACATTCAGGGTCAGCCGGCCCATCGAAGTGGTGGTGTTGAACTGCTGCGTGACCGAGACAAACGAGACGCCATGGGCATCAAATAGCTCAACCAGCTTGGCGAAGTCGGCGAGCGAGCGCGTCAAGCGATCGACCTTGTAGACAACCACAACATTGATTTTGTGAGCTGTGATATCGGCCAGCAGCCGCTGCAGGGCAGGGCGATCGGCCGAGCCCCCGGAAAAGCCGCCATCATCATAGCGGGTATGAACCAGCATCCAGCCCGCATGGGCCTGGCTGCGGAT